CCACCGCTTGATCCTTTGCTTCCCAAGATAGAAGCAAGCAAAGCGGTGTTACCAATAGACTGTAAAGCACCTGCATTGGCATTAGCACCTGCAACTGCGTTTTGCGCTTGAGCTTGTCCAAGTCCTGTGGCTAGTGAAGCCAAGTTTGTGCCGTATTGTGTACCTGCACCTGTCAAAGCGTTTGATGCTGAAGTCAAATTGCTACCGACATTGTTAGCCATTCCTGCAATGTTGCTTCCATAGTTGTTGGCAGCACCCTGTACTTGACCTGCATTAGCAACCAAAGCGTTGTTCAAAGCATTGGTTAAACTTGTAGTGTTTCCACTATATGTGTTACCTGCATTCAACAGGTTACCAGTATTGGTGGTTAAATTACCGCCCAAGTTAGATGACAAGCTACCAAGATTGCTTCCATAAGCGTTGCCAAGGCTTGCCAACTGACCACCGCTAGTCGTTCCGATACCTGCCATACCTGCCAAGTTACCGTAGATGTTTTGACGTTGTGCTTGGTAATTGTTAAATGCTTGTTGATAAGCGCCTTGTGCAAAGTTTTGAGTGTAATTATTTAAACCTTGCAAAGCATTTCCACCAAAACCCCCACCCATTGCGTTTGCAGCACGTTGGTTAGCCATTTGGCCTTGTTGCAATTGGAAGGCATAGTTAGGCGCTAATTGAGCATTAAGGTCACTAGCGTTAAACTGATTGGTCAAATATGGTACGTTTTGCACCAAAGCATTAGCACCAACCTGACCAGTTGTTTGATAAGGTGATTGAAAACCTAATTGTTGATTGTAAACACTACCTAATTGGCCTTGAGTTTGGTTATACAAATTAGCCAAATTGTTTTGATTGGCATTTGCTTGGCCTTGTTGTGCGTTATAAATGTTACCAATGGTGTTTTGACCAGCATTTGTGTTGCCAGTATAAGTATTAGCCATTTGGTTGCCATAACCAACTTGTTGACCCAAAACATTGCTTAACGCATTTTCACCATATAACGCTGAATTTATTACATCACTACGATTAGCTTGGTTTTGTCCAATTTGACCTTGAATGGTGTTGCCCAAGCCTGTAAGAGCTTGCTGACCATATTGGTTAATTGTGTTTGAGGCATTTTGAATACCTTGTTGATTGGCATAAGTACCTAAAAGCGTACCAAGTGCAGATAAGCCTAATCCTGTTCCTAGACCTCCACCAAGCAAACCGCCAAGGCCACTAGAAGCGTTTGATAAATCACCTAGTGAACCAGCAGAGCCTGAATAACCTGCTCCGCCTTGGCCTGTATCGCCAACTTGTGTGTTTCCGCTTTCGTCAACATAGCCGTACATAATTAACCCCTTTGGATCAAGACTTCATCAATTTTTTGAAGATCGGTTTCCTCAGTTGCATGAATGCAAAACCATGTTGTGTCTTCAATCGTTGTGATTTTGTGATAAGTTTCTGCTTTTATATCAATGCAAGCAGGTGCTGAATACTCTTTTTTCCAATCATCAGTTTCAACCAAAACCTTGCCTTTGGCTAAAACCGATAAATGGGAATACTTGTGTGCGTGTTGACCAATTACATAACCTTTGGGCAAAGAAATCTCCTTTGCGTATAAACCATCCGAAAAATGGTGTTCTACGTCAGGTTGGCACTTAAAAGTACCCTCTTTTTCTTTGAATTCGTTGGCTAATGTCATATCAAGGATTGTAATATGGAACTTTAAATGGCTTACCATTTACAGTAATGTTTATGAATCCAACTGGGTTAGCTGGTACGCTTGGACCACCTGATTGAGTGTTCGCACTACTAGAACTTGTGAAGTTGACCAAGTTTAAAAAAAACTGTTGCCAAGCCCTTGTAGGACGATTGGTAGACTTATCCAAAAACTCTGATTGTGGATAAGAGTTAACTTGAGGTGAAGAATATAAACCGCCACTCATTAGTTAGTCCCCACTTTGGCTTTTAAGTTAGCAGAAATGATCACGGCATTAACAGGATCACTAACCACTACCTCAAACACTCTATCTCTTGACCATCCCAAACGTCTCCAAATGGCACGATTCTTGTATTTACCCAAAGGTCCAATAGAAACCCAATGTTCATTTGACCAAGTTGAGCCACCATCATTTGACCAACGCAACATGGCTTGTGGGTTATTTGTTGTGTCAACTTGATTTTGTTGTGAGTTTGTACCAATAATCAAAGTGTCGTTTGGACCAATTGATAAGAGTTGATCAGGTGCAATTGTGATTTGAGTTGGATTACTAGAATAAGTTGGATTGTTGAACCACAAGCCTGATGTTCCAACACCAGGTTGAAATTGAATCTGCAACTCTTCAAAATACTGACGCTGAAGGTCAGTTACCAAATGAGGCGCACGTCTCATGCGTCTGATTGTGTTGCCATCATCAGTAAAGTTTGTCTTGTCCAACATATAGATTTTGCCGTTGGAATAATCCCCAACCAAAACCATGTTCTGAAACACCGCACAACAATTTCCTCTGTGACGCTCATAAACGGTTGTCCAATACATCCATTTATGCCACATATTAGTGGTTGAGTCATAAGCCCAAGTCAAGCCGTTAGGACCAATACTGGGAAAAGTAATAACGTAAACTTCATGGCCTTCAAGTTGGTAAGTCCAAGCCACGGCATCGTTGATGACTTGATTTACCAATGTATTCTCAACCGCATGGGTAGAAATACGAGCTGGTTGATAACCACTCATTTGCATGATTTCAGCTTGACCACGGTTATTTTTGCTAACATAAGCAAAAGAATTACCGACACGAGCTAGTGAATTGGGTGCAGCAATACCGTGTTGTGTTGATGTGCCAGGTATGCGTTGGAATGGAAAAGGAACTGCGCCTACGTCATTCCAAACTTCAGATGATTGCTCACCCATCAAATAAACTTCACGATGGTCAACAATCAAAGCCACCAACTTATCAGGCGCACCGTCTTTCAAACTGTAAGAAGATTGACCTGAAATTGGAGACAAAAGATCAGATGAACCCCACCATTGTGAATTGGGACGAGAATAAACAAAATAGTTGTCAACAATATCAACCGATGTACCGCCTGAAAAAGCACCATCAGAACTTGGCAAAACAGAAAAATCTAGCCCATACATAGCTTCAGGTGATGCTATGGTTGCAGATGCGCTTATGTTATAAGTACCTAATCCACCACTACCTGTGCCATAAGAAACAATAGTTGTATTAGCAGGTATTGAAGCGCCTTGAATAGTTTGACCTAAATAAACGCTACCTGCGGTAACAGTTGTGACAGTCAAAACAGTACCTGAAATAGTGCCTTGGAATCTTGTTGATATTGCTGCAGTATTTAATGAGGATGCAGAAACTGTTGAAGAAAGATTTAGGTTATAAGTTCCTACACCACCTGTACCTGTACCTAAACTTGTAATAATGGTTTCGCCAGTTACTCCAACACCAAAAAGTTGCTGATTTACCGCAATTGTTCCGCTAGAAACCGCAGTAACGGTTAAAACAGTACCACTTACAGAACCTACAAAAACGGCTTGATTAGGGCTACTGATGCGCCATGTATATCTATAAGCACCGTCAACAAAGTAAGCATTTACTCCGTTGTCAGAAATACCAACACGACCTGATGATGTATTAAGTAAGCCAATGACTTCAGGAACTAGGTTAGCTGATAAAACGTAGACGTAAGGCCCACAAACCGCCACCATCTGCGTTCCACCTGAAAGGGTACGCATACCCCTTACCTCTTGGAAATTGGGCAACAAAGCCTTTGTAGTGAGTCCTGGTGTTGGGTAAAGCGCAACTACCCCTCTATCACCTGCTTGCTTTAAATAATCAATTTCAGGAAAGAAGTTAATACATTCTTGAGCATCTTGGTAAATAGATGGTGCTTCATAACTTGGGCCAACAAATCCAAAATCAGGCATGGCTTTACCTCATGAATCCACCTGTCAATATCCAACCTGCATCCTTGGCCCTGCCAATCATCAATGCGTCAGGATATTGAGCAACTTGCAACGGTGCAATATTTGTGCGCTTCAGCGTAGCCTTGGCCTGTGCTGCGTAGCTTGTAATCATCGCCATTTGGCCTTGATCTGATTTGCCATACATAGGCATCAAACGCTCGGCTAAACACCACCTGAAGGCCATGTTATAGCCCTGTGGCATACTGATTGTGTTATACATTGAGTCATATCTTGTGAACAATGTATTGGCAAAAAGGTGCATCTCGCCTTGAGCAGGATTAGGCCAAACAAATACGTTACCTGAGTCCTGATTGGGGTTGTAATAAACCGCTTTAGGCCAAGGTCCGTTAAGCGTTTTAAGGCCAATCAACTCATATTGCTGAAGGGTCAAAACGTCAACTTGGTAATCCAAACCGCCATTTGTGATGGGTTGACCGTTGGAATAGGTGTTTATCCTAACAAAAGCAGAATTAAGGTTGAGTGGCTTTTGGTAGTAAGCAGTAATTGAAGTAGATGCAACCGTTTGGTTGATGTTAACCTCATAAGTGCCTGTTTCATTGATATTGCCACCTGCGCCTGTCAAAAAGCGGTTGATCTTAGTGCCTGGCAATATTCCTGTGCCCGATAGCGTCTGACCTTGGGCTACTGCGCCTGATGTGATGCCAGTAACCGTTAAAATATTGCCTGTGATTGAGCCTGTAAAAGCAGCGCCAATAAAATTAGCCGTAGATGCGGTTGGTCCAATTGTGTATTGCGTTTGTCCTGCAATTACAGGAAAGACGATTTCTGTGACGTTAAAGACCATGCCATTCTCGTTAGACCATTGGTCCACGAGGTCATTGAACATATCAAAAGCGTCTTGTGCTGCTTCAGGAGTAGGTTGTTCACCTGCCTCTAATGCTCCGATGTCTTTTAAAGCACGACTAATGAAGTCAATTGGGGCTGTCATTTTGGGCCTCTTGCAGTTGTGGTACTACTTGTCTATCAATTTTTTGAAGTAAGTTCACAACAACTTTATAAGGCAGTTCTCGCAATGAGCCAGCAATAAGTTGTAATTCCTCGACAGTAAGTTCTAGTTTTACCTCTTTCATACTGTCACCTTAAATGTTTTTGCTTTCCAAGGAGGATGAATTGCAGAAATCTGAGCTTCATATTGCTCGATTAAACGTGATTCTACGGCATTTATTCCGTTTTTCATAGTGGCTTGACGAACCCATTCAATCACAGATTCTTCAGTCGCACCATCCAAAGGTTTTGGTGTCTCAAAATGCCAATAACCTTCTGTTTCTATGCATTCATGGTCAACTTTATACCGCACATTAGCAACGGTATTGTTAGCGCCATTGAGTTCAAGAATTTGCCATTTCATGAGACTTTTCCTTGATTTTTGTAGTTATTTTTGCCGTTGAAGTTTCACGGTCTATTGTTAGATAGCCTTGACAAACAATATTGTAGTCAGACCCATTTTCATCTTTTTCACTTTTTATTGGAGTATTTATATCTAAGTTTTTAAATAAATATTCTTTATTGTTTTCAAAAACTCTCCAAACATGATCAATAGTGCCTCTTCCTGCTTGTCCTCTGTTTTTATTAAATCTGATTTTGTATGTGTTCATATAATTTCAGCAGCAGGAGCAGGACAAGATACTTGTTGTGCAACTTGAACGTTTAAGTTGAAATGAACAAATTTAATTGGTTTTTCACTTGAATGACGTGTGAATGAATGAGGCAACCAAGAATTAGAAAATATCAAAAGACCTGCCTTTGGTTCAAAGTTAATCATTTGACTAGCAGGAGTTGCTAAACTCATATCTTGTTCAGGCAAACTAGACATAATTTTGCCTTGTCTTGGGTCATGAAATACCACTCTTGATGAATTCTCAGGCACTTCTAAAAAATAAAAACCAACAATTTGTGCGCCAAATCCATGAACGTGTTGCTCCATTGCTGAATGCTTGTGATGTTCTTGCGTCCACATTTCTGTAAACGTTACCACTTTATCTTGCATTGCATAACCTTGGTCTGACAAGATGTTCCAAGCAGTACCACCAACAAATTCTGCAAATTCTTTTATTCGAGCATCATCAGCAAAACTACCAGTCATCATTACTGGGTAAATTTCATCTAACTTGCGTTCAGCGTGTTGCTTGGATAGTGATTCTTCAGAAACAAGATTAACTGATTCAATAAAATCAGGTCGTTCAATCAAATAAATAGGACAAGGAAAATGAAATGCAACTTGCAATTCAGTATTTTTTAAAACTTCCTTAACTTGCTCAGCAGCTTTGCAAACTTTTTTTGTTTTAGCCATTTATCCCTCTTTTTAAATAAATGTTTAGGCTTGTATTATCCATGCCATTTGTGTCCAATTCCACAAATATTTTTGTCCATCTGTGGGTTTTAAAGGAACAACTTGCCATTCTCCTACTAAATGATTAAACAAGTAATTTTGCCCATCTGTGGGTTTTGGTGGCCTCGACCAATTTAAATTGGATGTATCTAATATTGCATTTGGGAAAGGTGGATTGGCTTGGATTAAAGCAATTATTTCAGCTTTTTCTTGGTCAGATTTTTCAACAATAGTCCAATTATCTTGCCAAGTAACACCATCAGAACTAAGAGTATATGTGTTTACTGAAGTTTGAAAAGGTGTCAATGAGCCTGATGGTAATTCAATTCTATTGAAAGGGGCCCAATCAGATGGAATTGAACCAAAAGCATCAATCAAATTTTCATCCGTTGCAGGATGATTTAGAGGTTGACCATTTTGAATTTGTATATATAAAGCCATTATGGATTTCCTGCACAAGTTGATGGGAATGATCTAGTGTTTCCAGGCCAAATAATCCGTACTGCTCCCGAACCTCCTAAACCTGCGGGACGATAAGACAATCCCTTACCACCTCCCCCATAAGCACCGCCATAAAACCTACAACTATTTCCACCACCTGATCCACCTTTACCTTGTGTGCATCCACTTGCGCCTTGACCTAATATACCTACACCTCCGCCATTGTTATTTGGTGAGCAAGAACCTCCACATTGTCTACAACCGCCAGCACCACCGCCTCCTGCTCCTGCTGACCAACCTGAATAATTTCCATTTGTTCCATTACCACCATTACCTGAATAGCCAGCAGCACCACCGCCCCCACCCGAAGCGGTATTGCCATATCCATTTCCACCGCCACCGCCTGAATGTCCGCCTGTGTAAGTACCGCTAGGAGAACCACCACCACCACCACTTTGTGAATTTGGTATGCTTTGACCTCCTCCAGCAACCGCACAAAATGCAGAACTAGCAACTCCACTAACACTAAAAGCGCATCCGCCTTTACCAACAACGATGGTGTATGAATTACCAGGAGTTACAGAAATATTGTTTCTGTAAACCAAAGCACCACCGCCTGATCCACCTCCAAAGTATTGAATACAAGTGCAACAACAAGGACGGTAATTATATCCACCGCCACCAGCTCCACCACCTCCAACGGCAACTATTGAAACCTTAGTCACTCCTGTTGGAGCAACCCAAGTGTAAGTACCTGAGGTTGTGTAAGATTGCGATCCAGGAGGCGCACCAAAACTGCGTTCATTTTGCCAAAAAGCAACTGTTGCTCCACTCATGTCAAACCACTCCCTGAAATTAACCAAGTTGTTGATGTCATTTTTACTGCGGTTGCTGAACCATATTGTGCTAATGTGCGTGAACCTGTTGTACCTGCACTAGACAAATACATTGTGTCCGTTGTAATTGCAATCGTCACGGATTGAGAAGTCATGTTGATAAAACTTAATGTTGTTCCAACTGGATAAGCAACACTTGAATTAGCAGGAATAGTAAAAGTTCTAGCATTCGCATCAGTTGATGGATGGAAAATAATTTTTCCTGAATCAGCTAAAACAGTTGTGTAAGCAGCAGACTGTGAGTTAATTGGAATTGTAAGAAAACCAACTGCATTAGTTCCATCTGCGGTGCAATTGCTTAAATTTCCACTAGTGGGTGTTCCCAAAACAGGAGTAGTAAGTGATGGTGAAGTTGCTAAGACAACTGAACCTGAACCTGTTGAAGTTGTTGATCCAGTACCTCCATTTGCAACAGGTAATGTGCCACTTACTGCTGAACCCAATGCAACATTACCTAATGAAAGTAATCCTGCTCCATTGGTTTGCAAAACTTGACCACTAGAACCATCAGCGCTTGGAAGCGTAAAAGTTACAGTAGATGCAGTATTTGGACCAGCAAGGTTAATTGCCCCACCTAAAGTCGCTTGAAAAACTAATTGTCCCATGTCGTTTCCTTATGGCAGTATGATGAGTTTACCAGAGGTCAAAGCCCCTGTGCTTGGGTTAAATTGGAGCTTTGTTGAACTTGTGTATTCAGTTGTCAAATTACCTGTTGTCTGATTTGCAAACAACAAATACCGAGTTGCATTAGTAGACGTATCGTCTGTCACGGTTGCATAAGCCACAGGAGTTGCCCATGTGGGTGCGCTTGATCCGTTTGAAGTTAACACTTGACCTGTTGTACCTGCAGCAGTAAATGCGTATGCAGAACCAGTACCGTAGGCAATAGCGCCAGCAGTAGGAGTAGCCGTACCATTTGTACCTCCGCCTGTAATTCCTAAAGTACCCCAAGATGGCGCACCTGTTGAACCTGCCGTAATCAATGTTTGACCTGAAGTTCCATAACCTGTTGTGCCACTTAATGCAGGTGTTGTGCCCAAGTTAGTGGTAAACCCTAACGCACCAACCGCATTGATAACGTGCGCTGATTGTCCTGTTGTTCCCCAAGCAAAATAAGATTTGTATCCATTTCCCGAACCAAATGTAATGTCACCATCATGTCCCGAGAAATAAACACCGTTGTTGATCGAGAAAAAATCATTTGGTGTTGATGCGCTGAATGTCGATGAGTTCATCCCAAACTCACCATAATATGATGAGTCTGTGCCTTGGTCGTTAGAAATTACATAGTTAGCAGATGCGCCAGCACTTGTGCTCTTATTTTGTATAACAAGTTGGTTATAAGAACTTGAAGTTGTGCTACCAAATGTCGCTATTGAATTTGATGCGTTAAAACTTAAAACTGGTGTGGTACTTGTGACCGTATTAGCCGACAAAGTGGTGAAATCACCGCTTGCTCTTGTTGTTGCACCAATTGACGCACCGTTAATCGTACCGCCTGTGATAGCAACACTACTTGCATTTTGTGTAGCCATCGTGCCAAGACCACTAATTGCGGTGCTTGGAATAGTTGAACTAGCGGTAAATGCACCTGTTCCGTTACCAAATAGATAACCACTTAAAGTTGATGCACCTGAACCACCTGAAGCCACAGGCAAAGGTGATGACAAACCTGTAATTGAACCACCAGTTATTGAAACGTTGTTCGCATTCTGCGTTGACATCGTTCCAAGACCAGTAATATCGGTGTTAGGAATCGTTGTAGCGCCTGTTAGGGCCGTTGTTCCTGATCCTTTGACATAACCTGTCAATGTGGTCGCTCCTGTGCCTCCTGAAGCCACAGGAATCGCTGCAGATAGGCCAGTAATCGTGCCACCAGTAATTGCCACAGATGACGCATTTTGCGTAGACATTGTGCCCAAGCCTGTGACTTGAGTGTTGGCAATCAAAATTGATGTGTTTGAAGCTGCCGTCAACTGACCTTGAGCATTTACGGTGTAGGTTGGAACGCTTGAAGCGCTTCCATAGCTACCTGCTGACACCGCAGTACTAGTAATACTGAATTGATAAGAGCTTAAAGTTAAGCCTGTTCCTGCGGTATAAGTCGCTGCAACACTAAAGTTGGACCATGTGACGTTGGTTGTGCCTAATGTGCCACCTGGTTGTACAGGGCAATACCAAGCACTACCACCCAAAGTATTGCCTGATTCAACAAAAACCAAAGCAGAAACCAATTCTGTCCATGTGTTTGCATCTTGCGACCTCACCCATGCGCCTGATGCGACCACGTAAATGCCGTTATCAGGTTGGTTAGACTGATTCTTGACCAACACACGCATTCCCGATGTCAATGCACTAGGCCAATCACCACCGCTTTGTGTACCCAAGCCTGAAAGGGTCACATTGTTTGTTGTGCCGTAGTTAACAGGTGGTTTCCATGAGATTCCAAGAATTGCAGAATCTACATATTGTTTGTTCGTAACGTCATAAACTCCAACAGGCGCAGAGTTAACTTGTGCTGCTGAAAAAACACCAGTTGACGGTGTTGTAGCCCCAATTGTCGTACTGTCAATTGTGCTATTTGTGATGATCAACCCTGATTGATAAGGGTTTGGAATGGCATAGAAAGGCTGCCCCTGACCAATAAATGTTTGAAAATTACCTGAAGTGTCGAATAGACCCTGAATAGGTACAAGATTTTGAACAGTAGAGTTGGAAGGAGCAGCCATAGTTTTTTACGATTGATCCGCAGCGGGAGTTACATAAAGTGTCGTACTACCTGCGCCAATTGCAGTTAGGTAATACGGTGTCGTAGGTGTTGCCAAAATCAAAGGAGTGGTCATGTTAGGAGGCAATACATAGTCTCCTGAATTTCCATCGCTAGGAATGGCTACACCTGACAAATTTGCATTTGTCTGATTCCAACGAATTGCACAAGCACTTGAACCAATGTTTAAAAAACTGGTGTAGTTAACTTGATCGTTCGTTGTGTCGTTGATCTGCACCGCTGAATGTGCAGATGTAGTGACCGCTAATGCGTAGGTTTGACCTGCATTACGTTGAACGGTTGAACCTGCCATGATTAAACTGCCGTAACAGGAGCTGGACCTTCAAGTCTAGTGATAGCAATCACGTATTGACCTGAAACTGGTGTCAAAGTTGCCGTACCTGTTAAGTTGCCAAATTGAACTGACAAAATACCTGCGGTCAAGCAATCAGCTTCAGCAATGAATACACCTGCGGTTTGTGCGCCAACTGCACCCAACACGGTCACGATGTCTGTGGTCTGAAGGCCAGGCACAGAATATGTAACGGTGGTGGTTGTGTTTGCTGCCAAGGTGTTAGACGCATTGCTAAACGTTGGAGTTATGTAAAACGTCTCGTGAGAATTGCCACGAGTGATGGTTGTGGAGGACATAATAAGTTCCTTTAAAACAAAAACATTGTAACTTAAAAAAGAAAAAAAGCCACCCTTTTGAGGTGGCCTTTCT